AAACTTCCGCGCTCGTCATAATTGTGATAATCCTGGACCAAAAACCAAAGCGCGTTATTGGTCATGTAAACAATGGCGTGGTGGAGCAAAGGTCGAAAACTAGACCTAAATAACTATATTATGATTGACAATTTGAAACACCATCGATGGTGTGTGTTCGGTATGCCGAGGACTGGTAGTCACCTCTTAGAATACCAAATACACAAACACCTCAACGAAGTCTATGGCGACTCTGCCAAATTGGGAGAGTTGTTTCATCCATTTTCAATCAGAGATACTGAAGTCTATTTAGAAGGCGACACTATAATTTCTAACGATAGAGATTATGATGCTGGTGAGTTTCAGTCGGTAAATTTTTGGGAAGAGGTTTATCGCAAGATAGGTTTACTATCACAAGCTGACAACTTCCAACCACTATCATGTCGCTTCTTTTATGGCGAGCAATACATTTTCTTGGGGTTAGAAAAAACCATCTCTATCCTACAAGAACACAATTTCAAGTTTATTCGCCTCGACAGAGACTTTGAAAAGAGGCTGATCAGTTACTACTTTGCAAAGACAAATGATAATTGGCGTTACAGTAAAAACGAAAACAAATTATTTGTTGACATTAGTCGTATGAGGAGATATATTTTCCAGACAGTCCATACTGAACTAGATTACGAAAGTCAATTACCACAATTCGAATATATCAAAATGGATTATGATGATATTCCTAAAGATGGTGCAGGTAAAAATGTTAAGGTATTGCCCGATGACCCATATGAGCATATCGAGAATGCTGTAGAAGTCAAACAACTGTTTGATGAATATTATCCAAAAGTGAGGGATACACTAAGAGACTTGATTTAATGCACGGAATATTACTAGGTGGATATGAGGAGCTGACTCTACTAGAGCCTGAACGGACTTCAATGAAGAGGGCTGCAGGTGCGTATCGTATTGCATCTTTTTTGCGAGAAGAAGGTTGGGATATCGAGGTTTGTGACTTCATCAATGAATGGCAAGACGATGAGTTTGAAGAATTCATAGAATCTAGGGTGACATCTGATACTGTATTCATCGGTGTCAGTTTTATGTTTTCATACACTCCAAAGAATGCTGCAAAACTTTCTAAAAAAATACAATGGCTACGAGATAACTATCCTGACATAGCACTATTGGGTGGTTCAAAGAACCTCAGCACCATGATGCCGATTGACCTTGATTATTATATTACAGGTTACGGTGAGTATGGTTTGCTAGAATTACTCAAAAAGCTAACGAACAACAATGGTAATCCTGTCATCCAAGAAGTAGAGACTGACCTTGGAATGAAAAAACTCATACGCTCGGACACACATCATCCAGCGTATCCGTGTAAAGATTTGCAGGTAAGATATCAAGAAAGAGATTTCATACAACCAACAGAATGGTTGAACTTAGAATTCGCTCGAGGTTGTAAGTTTAAATGTAAATTCTGTCAATACAATTTGATCGGTATGAAGGGTAATTTTGAGCGCGACATGCTCAATATACATGATGAACTAAAACGAAATTATGAGCAGTGGGGGACAGTCAGTTATACTATTGCTGATGAGACCGTCAACGACAGTTCCGAGAAACTACTCGGCATTGCGAATGTAGTTGATAATCTGGGGTATGACTTGAATATGACAGGATACACTCGTGCAGATCTGGTTGTTACAAGGCAGAACGACTGGGAGAATATGCAACGTATGGGTCTTTGGGGTCACTTCTATGGTATTGAGTCATTTCATCAAGATGCTGCTAAATCTATCGGTAAAGGATTAAATGTAGATCGTCTGAAGCAGGGATTAGTAGATTGCAGAGAATCATTTCTCAAATATAATAACAAGTATCGGTCAACATCTAGCCTCATCGCTGGATTACCTAACGAGACTGAAGAATCTTTCGATGATGGTATCAATTGGCTACAGAAAAATATGCCTAATGAGTCTATAGCAATCACCCCATTGTTTATTTCTACATCACACGACTCGATCTATGCTGAGAATAGTTCCGAGTTTGATAGAACAGCAGTATCTTCGGGATTATATAGAGAAGGTAATGTAGATGATTGGAATATTGATTATAATGAAATACCTGAATTGATCAGAGAACAAGTCAAAACTCACTTCCAACATGTAGGTCGATTCCCCGAAGAATATAAAAAGAAACATGCTGTCCCGATGGCGTGGGAAACAGACATCATGAATTTTTGGGAAGCAACTAAGATACAAGCTAAATATTATGCAGATATCACCAGAAATGGATTTGTTCACTCACAAAAATGTTTGTCTTGGAACTTCCACAGGTGGACGACTTTCGGTGTATATGATTTAGATGATGTCATCAATATGACAGGTTACGAGTTGACGAACGACCCTCGTTATAAGGAAAATGACGAGAAAAGAAATGCCTTTATTGAACAATACAAACTGAAGAAGCTGTCATGGATCACGGTATGATTTTTAGTGGTCAGTTGTATGAACATACTGGCTACACCCCCGAATCGATCCTAGCAGATCCAAAAAGATCTTATGGTGGACATAAGATCGCTACACATTTACGTGCTATTGGGTGGGACGTAGAGGTTATAGACTTTGTCCCACACTTTACCGTTGAGGAATTAAAACTACTCTGGACGATGAGGTATAATAAGGGGACAAAATTTCTGGGTGTGAGTTCTTTGTTTCAAGCATTATGGGCACAACACATGAACCCATTTCTCGAGTGGGTCAAAGAAAAATACCCTGACATCACAATTATCGCAGGTGGTCCAATCGTAACAACTGTCGAAGAATTTAAGGCAGATTATTATATCCAAGGTTGGGGTGAGTATGCAATCGTTGAACTACTGAATTGGTTACATGGCTCTGGTAAGAAACCAATTATTAGTAAACATGTCAATTTACATGGTGAGGAATTAAAAGTCATCGATGCTCTTCACTTTTACAAGGCATATCCAAAAGAAGAATTACCTACAAGATATCAAGAGCGAGACTTCATACAACCTGATGAATTTTTGAATGCAGAATTTTCTAGGGGTTGTGTTTTTAAGTGTAAGTTTTGTGCTGCCCCTGCATTGGGTGTGACAAAAGATTATACTCGAACTGCTCAATGCTGGGAAGACGAGTTGAGATATAACTATGATAATTTCGGTGTCACCAATTACATATCTGGAGATGAGACTACAAACGATTATACTGAGAAGTTGCGTAAGTATGCAGATGTAACTAAGAAGTTGCCATTCAAGCCATTCATAACAGGTTTCGCTCGCGGTGATATCGCTGTTGCTAAACCTGAACAGTGGGAACATATGATTGCCATGGGGTTTACATCTCACCATTACGGCATTGAATCCTTCAATGAAAAATCCGCTAAGTGGGTTCATAAAGGTATGGCTAAAAATAGACTACGCGAAGGTCTATTAGAGATGCGAGAATATTTCAACAAAAACGCACCTATATATAAGACAACGATGTCACTCATATCAGGGCTTCCTTACGACACATGGGAGTCTCTGATTGAGACTAAAGATTGGTTATTCAATCATTGGAGAGGGCAATCGGTTTATATTAATCCATTGCTAATTCAACCAAAGGGACATACATCAGATAGCATGTCGAAATTACCGCCGCTATCTTACAATTATGAAGAACTTGGATATATAGAGTCTGACGTGTCGCTAGAAGAATGGTTTCCTTCTCACTTACCGAGGACACCTGAAAACATCGAAGCTATTAATAGAATGAAAGATGTCAATTTTAGAGCCAGTCGCCCATTCTTTTGGAAAAACGATAGGATCGGTATGAACTTCTTTGATCTATTAGAATGGTCTCAGAGGTTCAATAATGAATTCATACCACATCAGGGTGTATCGAATTGGTATATACCATATTGGAAGACCTTTGCTAAAAAATCTTTTGGTGAGATATCTGATATAGTAGGGCAACCGTTACCAGAGTATGAACCAATTAAAGAATTTTTAGATAATTATAAAGAGGCGAAGTTATCGCTATGAGTTTTTTAAAAGTGTTAAGTGAATTAGATGTTGACATTGACCAAATGGTCGATGACTATCGAATATGTAAAGAACTTTCGGGGTGGTCTCCGCAAGAGTCATACAAACAAATAGGTCTCAGACATCGCCATACTGTCACTGAAAATAAGTGGTGGGATTCAGAGGGTGGATTAACTCATCGAGGTTTATTTGATACCGCATTCAATACTTGGAACGACCAAACACCAAGATATACGAAATTTGTGTGTGAAAGAATATGTGAATTGACAGGATTTCCTCTTGGTCGAGTCAGATACATGACACAAGCAACTCAAACTGGGTTGAAAATGCATAGCGATGCTAATAAAAGATTACATTTTGTGATTCAAACTAACCCCGATAGTTACATATTTCATAAAGAAGAGAAGCTAATACCTTATCATATGAAGGTGATGCCGCATTTTTATCTGGTAAACACCCAAGAACAACATTTTGTCTATAATGCAGGTGTTACAGATAGGGTTCATTTACTTATAAGTTGACCCTTTTATAAATAATATGAACAAGGAGATAAAAATGTCTATCGAAAAAGAAGTCCGCTCAGTCCTCGGCGAGGCAGCTGTAAACTATAAGAAACTTGATCAGTTAGTCCGTCAAGGCATGATGTCACCAGCTGCTCTTCCTATCCTTCATAGAGGTTTAGATAAAATGCAAGCTGGGCAAGTTCTCAACCCACAAGAGCGCGAAGCTGTGAATAAAGTAATGCAGTCTATGCTCTATATCGTAACAGGCGATGACACGGTTTTTCAAAAAGCTCGTCAGCATACTCAAAGAACTAAGTATCAGACTGAAGAAGTTGATCAGCTCGACGAATATGGTAATTATCAAGTAACTGTTAAGGGTAGTGGTGGAACTACTGTGAAGGCTCGCTCTGATAAAGAAGCAAGCCAAAAGGCATTTAAAAATATGGGCATTGCCGATCGTCATCGTAAAAATGTTCCACATAGCATTACGAAGATGAAAGAAAGTGAAGAGTATGATAACGAAGGCGAGATGGCTAAATCACAGCTGACTACACTCGCCGATGCTGCTCAAGAACTGATGGGTATGCTCTCTGACGATCAAAATCTGCCTGAGTGGGTTCAATCTAAAATTACAAAAGCTGTTGATTACCTCGACACTGCTCGTGACTATATGAAGTCTGAGGGTGATAATGGTAAAGCACCAGTTGGCGAGGAAGTAATGTCTGAATCATATAAAGAAAAATTTGCTGCTGCTCTGAAAAAATCAGGTAAGTCATTGGCTCAAATGTCTGACGAAGAAAAGAAAAAGTTCTTCAACGATGTAGACGCCTCTCATAAAGCTAAAGACGAATCAGTTGAAGAAGGCGCGATGAGCCGTATTGATTATCAGCAAAAGTCTGGTGAACAGGGCACAGGTCTTAAAACATTCAAGAAGAAGCCAGCTGCCAAAGATACTCTAGTTGCCAGCCCTAAGACACAGCGTGTAAAAAGAACGACAGCTGCAGCTGCTAAGAAAATGGTTGCTAAAGGTGCTGTATATGCTGAAGAAGTCGAACTGCTCGATGAGGGCGATTACGCTGTAGTGTCCACGAATGGTTCAATGATTACTAACAAATCTAAGGTTCATGGCTATGTTAAAACTATGCCAAAAGGTAATAGACTTAATAAACTGCTCGACAAACACGGTGCTGATAGAGTCATCCATAAAGATAAACTGAAGAGCAGTAATGTTAGCGAAGATACTGTCGATGATTCTGAGGAAATGCGTGCTAAAACACAACGCAAACTGGCTCGTATGTCGAAGATGAAAGCAAAACAAGAAAAGGAAACTGATCCAGGAGTCAAAGAAGATTTAGTTTCTGAAAATTATGGTGCTACTCAAAACGCTATGGCGCATGCTAAAAAAGATGGTGCAAACTATAACGACCAATCTGTTGCCCATAAGTATAATGCGCTCCACATGAAAAAAGCTGGTTATACACATTTCAAAAATACTCGTATGGGTGGTCGCGAATATAACAAAACTGGTGTCGGCACTAAAATTGAACCTCACCATCATCAAGGTCTTAAAGAGGATACTTTTGATGAAGCTAGTGCTTATGCCGACGCTCGCCGTGCAATGAAAGCAGATTCTAAAGGTATGGCTCCTACTAAAAAAGCTGGTGGCACTAAGACATACAAAGGCACTAAAGCTGGTGAAGAACGCCACGGTGGTCATATTGTAATGCAGCTTCGTAAAGCTGTATCAATTGGTAAGCCAGTCAAATTTAAAGATGGTAAAGAGCATAAAGTATCCAAGGCTGATGCGCATAAGTTCTTGTCGAAATATAACTCGTCAAAACCTGCTGATCGCGAAAAGATGCACTCTGGGCACGACTCACATGATTCGTTCCAAAGCCATATAAATAACAAGTAATTAACAAAAAACCCTTACAAGGAGAGAAAAATATGTCAGGTTGGGGAAAAGCAGATAACAAAACTGCATCGGGCACTATCGCCCTTGGCACTGATGGAGCTGTAACAGGCACATCAACTGCCTTTACTACGGAAGCCGCAGTAGGTGATATCCTCACTGCCAACTCCATTGATTTTAGAATCACAGCAATCGATTCAGATACTGCTGCCACTGTAGTAGACGCTGATACAGCTGGTGCAGCTATTGCTGCTCAATCAGCTGGTGCGTCTTACACATTGAGCGAAAAGCCAACAATGATGGGCTTTAACTCTGTTGGTGGATATTCATCTGAAACAATATTTGGTGTAGACGAAAACGAAATGGCAGCTAACAAAGCTGTCGGTGCAGCCCACGCTGGCTGGGTTCACGTTCGCACTAACGGTTCTCGTAAAATTTCAGAAACACTCGTAGCACTGTCGAAAAACGGCGTTACTGGTGACGCTGAAGATGCAGAATTCGAAGATTATCTGATCACTATTACTACACAGCCTGCTGATGACGAATCAGCTACAGGTGAAGCAGTAACATTTAGTGTTGTTGCCGCAATCACAGGCACAGGTGGAACACTTACTTACCAATGGCAAGAGGATAGCGGTTCAGGATTTGGTAACATTACCAACGGTGGCGTTTACAGTGACGCAACAACCGATACACTTGCAATTAGCGACAACACAGGTCTTGACACATATCAATACCGTGTAGTTATCTCAGCTACAGGTGCTGATAGTGTAACTTCAACTGCCGCTACACTTACTGAAGCCTAATAGGGGGCTTCGATGGCTGATCAAAAGCTAAGTGAACTAACTGCTGCTACAAGTGCCGCCGCTGCCGACGATCTTTATCTGGTGCAGGGCGGTGCTAGTAAAAGCATCACAGTCGCTAAACTTTTCGCAGATGTTGATACAGATGTGAAGTTTGGCGACACCATTTCAATCGATGATTCCGAGACGCTCACAGGTGCTGGGGCAGTTTCAGTTGCTAAGACTGTTACAATCCTCAGTAATCCTGGAGCCAATGGGACTCTGACGATTGCCGCTGGTTCCACAGGTCAAATCAAAATCATCGTTATGACATCTAACACAGGCGGCAACACTTTGACGCTTGATGATTCAGATCTCGGTCATGATACTGTGGTCTTCAATGAAAAAGGTGACACTGCGACTCTAATATATATTGGGTCAAAGTGGTGGGTCGTAGGAGGCACTGCCGCAGTCACTAACTAAAGAAAATAATATATTATGGAATTGAATGACTCTAACTTTTTGATTTATGCCATCAAGAAATATAATAATCCTCAGTGCGAGGGAATGGAAGATTTAGAAGAGGATATTAAGAGATTTAAATATCTCAAACGCCTCTTTCGTCGTTATGAAAAGAATGGTATATTGAGTGAACGGTTGATTATTAATCATCTAATCATTCTTTATAATGTGTTTGGTAGTAATGCGACAGAACTTTTGTTCTTCAAAACTGAACCAGAACACTTCGCCATTTTAAAGTCGTTTCTAGTTTATCTCAATCGAGTTCCACTAGAAGCCATTGGGTCAAATGAATATTCAGATATTCCTCTAGATGCCAGCATTTTGGATACACTTAGGAAACTATAATGTCGAGATTTATAGATACAGTTGTTGCTTATAGAATCTTGCGTATGTTGGCAACCCCAATTGAGCGCACAGATGCGTTCAAACTTGGACTCGTCGATCAAGATGGCAAAAAAATTAAAGAACCAGTTTCCCAACAAGAACTTAACGCCACCTCTCTCCTTCAGCGTTTTGTTTTCAAGGTTCAACGAGCACTGACACGCTCACCAGATCGTAATGCAAAAAGGCTCTTGACTTTTGCAGCTGCGATGGCTATATTAAAAGAATATACAGAAGATGATGAAGATAATGTTGAGGCACTTCTCGAGGTTTTTATGCAAGATGAAGATGTAATTCGTCAAGCTGAACTTCTTGAAAGTTCTAACCTCTTATCATTTAGAAACTTTATGGACGAAGAAGCACCAGCAAATTCAGCTGGTGGCGGAAATGTCGCTGGTATCGGTGTTGGTGATCAGGGTGAACCTGGAAGAGATCCGCGCCTCATGCCTATGGTAAGAAGAAAGAAGAAGCGTGGCAACTCCCAAAATAGAAACTAAGGTCGCAGTTCTAGAAACTGAAGTCGGTAAGATGTCAGAGCTTTTCAGTAAGCTCGACACTACTATCGACCGTATGACTGATATTTCTAGCTCTATCAACCAAATGCTCGCTGTCCACGAACAAAAGATCGCTACCAACGCTGAAGATACTGAAGATCTCTTTCACTTAATAGAGAAACGTCGTATGGAAAATGATGAAAACTTAAAAGAACTTCATTCAAGAATAACGACAGGGAACAAAGAGATGGCTCAAGAAATGAATGCTAATGTCATAAAAATCATGCATTCAATTGAAGAGTTAAAAGATATGATGATTTCCCGTGAGAAAGAAGTTCGCCGCGAGCAAGCCGAACTTGAAGAACGAATCAATAATCTAGAAAAGAAACAATATCTAGTAGCTGGTATGGCTGCAGCATTTGGCTTCGTGGCTGGTGCTTTTGATTGGATTGCCCAATTTTTTTCCTAAAAACCTCTTGACATTTTACAACTTATGGGGCATACTGGGCATATGTATATCGCTCAATACCCCAATGTTATCCCTTCAGAATACTGTAAACATTTAATCGATAAGTTCGAAGCGGAACAACTCAAAGATATCCGTAAGAACGAGATTATGGACTTCACCGAAGTCAATCTGAATGATGCTGGGTGGGACGAGGAGATTCAAACTCTCGGTTCAGTGTTCACTCAAGCTATTGATGCTTATCGAAAGCATTACGACATCAAAATATTCCCTGAAAATTATGCTTGGGAACAGTTTCGTATGAAAAAATACGAAGCTGATCAGGGTGAGTTTCGTGAGCATATCGATGCTACCAATCTAGAGTCATCAAAAAGATTCCTCGTTTTCTTCACATACTTAAACGATGGCGAGGGTGGAGGAACAACTTTTACAAAAAATAACTTGACTGTTGAGAGAGAAACAGGTAAGATGTTAATGTTTCCGCCACTATGGACTCACCCACATAAAGGGGATAAGCCCATCGGAAATCCAAAATATATTATTGGGAGTTATCTACATTTCTTATGAGCCTTTATGTTGATGTAAAATATTTGAATATGGCTTCTCATCGCTTTGAGTTATTCAAGCGGAAAAGCGATTATTTGTTCAATGTCCGCTGCCCTATCTGTGGTGACTCCCAGAAAAACAAGCGCAAGATGCGTGGGTATCTGTTCAAGAAGAACAACGATCTAATCTACAAGTGTCATAACTGTCAGTGGTCTGGCTCATTCGGTAAACTACTAAAAGAGATTGACTCTATTCTATATAAGCAGTATGTTCTTGAGAGATTTGCAGATGGTGAGACAGGTCGAGGTAAAGGTCATTCTAAGCCTGAAGCTGTTATAGACTTCAAACCGAAGTTTCCTGAGAAATCTATCATTGATCAGTTGATGGATCGGTTGTCAACTCTCCCATATGACCATGAAGCTGTCGAATATGCTCTTGGTCGTGGACTCCCCAAGTCCTCGCTTAATAGACTTTATTATGTAGATAATATCCAGAATATCACAACTCTCAATGACAAATATAAAGAGAGTATCAAAACAGAAGAACCTCGTCTCGCAATACCATTTATTGACGGCAATGGTAAGCTAACAGCTGTGTCCCTTCGAGGGATGCGCGGAGAGGCTCTTCGCTATATCCTCGTCAAGGTTGACGAAGATGCTCCTACTGTCTTCGGTATGGATACAGTCGATAAGAACATGCCAGTTATCGTTGTTGAAGCACCACTTGACAGTCTCTTCATCCCCAACTCTATCGCTTGTGCTGGCACTTCTTTCAACAAGATTGATGAGTTGGGGTTGAACAAGGAAACTACCACTATCGTTTTTGATAATCAGCCTCGTAATAAAGAGGTTTGTCAATTGGTTGACAAATATATTAATCTAGATTATAATGTTGTCATCTGGCCAAATAATGTCACAGGTAAAGATATCAACGACATGCAAAATGATGGGATTGATGCGTATAAATTAATAAGAGATAACACCTATCGCGGTCTTTCCGCGAAAGCAAAATATTCATTATGGAGAAAAATATGAGCGAAGTAAACCTTATTGCCCTCAGTAAGCCATCAGCAATTACAGATTGTGACACAGCTGCAGACTTGATTGCCTATACCGCACGTGTAAGTAATCCTGCCAATCAAAGTAATCTTGAGACTGCTCCACGTTTATTGCGTTATCTAATCAAAGAAAATCATTGGTCTCCATTTGAGATGGTGCATATGACACTTGAAATCAAAACAACTCGTGACATTGCTCGTCAGATTTTACGACATCGCTCGTTCTCGTTCCAGGAATTTAGTCAGCGTTATGCTGTGGCTCCAGGATTTGAAGGTCGTGAGGCTCGCCTGCAAGATACGAAGAACCGTCAGAACTCTGTGGAAACTGATGACCGTGACTTGAATGAGTGGTGGTCGATGCAACAAAAGCATGTGCAAAATACTGCTGAACTAGCTTACACTGAGGCACTTGAAAAGGGTATTGCGAAAGAGCAAGCAAGAGCATTACTTCCTGAAGGTCTGACTCAATCAACTTTATATATGGCTGGTTCTTTGCGTAGTTGGATTCACTATTGCGATCTTCGTCGTGGTAATGGCACACAGAAAGAGCATGCTTTGATTGCTGATAAGTGTTGGGAAATAATCGGCGTCCACTTCCCTGATATTGTAAAGGCATTAGAAGAATAATGGGTCTTGGTTGGAATGATGGATTTGCTCCTGCCCCATTGGAGCCATTGACTGATATAGATTCCGTATTCTGGGATTCAGAAGCACTCTTGAACGAGGCAGTTGAATTACAGGAGTATGCTGTCAGTCCGATATTTACGGTTCCTCATACGGGATATGAATATAAGGTTCCTGGATTGACGCTCACAATGTCACAATTGACACCTAAATTGCAAAGATTTGCTGATGATTTCAGACTCGAGTATGGCGACTTGGGAGAGGTTAAATTCTTATATCTCTACATTAGAGCAGGTGAGGAATATCCTTGGCATGTTGATAACATCATCTCGCAAAGCACAGGGCAAACAACGAAAGAAACTAAATGTGCCTTCAATATTTTACTGAAGGGTGAAGAAAACGAAGTCGAGTTTGATGGGTGGGGTAGCTATAGTTACAAAGCCAGTATTTTTGATACTTCTACTCGACACCGCATCACACCAGCTACAGACCGCATCATGTGTAAAGTCACATTCAAAGATTTAGAATACTCTGAGGTAGTTTCGAAAATCAGTGATTCACTAAATAGAAAACCTCCAGGAGAAACAGATGACCGATGATGAGAAGAAAGATCTCAATAACGAGATCGACCCCGATAAACGAGAATGGGAATACTCACCAGAAGGCATCAAAATCTATAAGCCAGAAGCTGGCAAACCAACCCCCACACAATACGAGAAATAAATGGCAAAAAGAGAACATATGGGGATTCAAATTGATGAATCTCGTGACGAACTATTTGATAAACTTGGTATCCAGCGTCTGCAAGAAAGTTATATGCGCGAAGAAGAAACGACTCCACAAGAGCGTTTTGCTTATGTGAGCAGTTCGTTTGCATCTAATCCTGAACACGCTCAACGATTGTATGAATATTCGTCAAAGCATTGGCTCTCATATTCTACGCCGATTTTGTCATACGGTCGCTCAAAGCGTGGTATGCCTATCTCCTGTTTCCTGAATTATATTGAGGATACAGCTGAAGGTCTGGTTCAAAACTTCAGCGAGACAGCTTGGTTGTCTATGCTAGGCGGCGGTGTTGGTATCGGTTTCGGTATCCGTGCAGCTGACGATAAATCTACAGGTGTTATGCCTCACCTCAAAACGTATGATGCATCTTCCCTCGCTTATCGTCAAGGTAAAACACGCCGTGGTTCATATGCTGCATATCTTGATATCTCACACCCAGACATTATGATGTTCCTCGAGATGCGCAAGCCAACAGGCGACCAGAACATGCGCGCTCTGAATTTGCATCATGGTATTAATATCAGCGATCGCTTTATGGAAATTATTGAGCGTTGTATGCAGGATCCAGATGCTGATGATGGTTGGAATCTAATTGAGCCTCATAGTGGCGCGATCCGTGAGACAGTATCAGCGAAGGCACTATGGCAGAAAATCCTAGAACTACGAATGGAAACTGGTGAGCCATACATCCATTATATTGACACCAGTAATCGCCTGATGCCAGAGTTTCAAAAAGAACTTGGTCTAAAAATTCACCAATCAAATCTCTGTTCTGAGATTATTCTACCTACAAACGAAGAACGAACTGCAGTTTGCTGCCTGTCATCAGTGAACTTAGAACACTATGACGCTTGGTCAAAAGATCCGATGTTCTTGCAAGATATGGCAGAAATGCTGGATAATGTTCTTCAATTCTTTATTGATAATGCACCAGACACAGTAAGTCGTGCTAAATACAGTGCGGCACGTGAAAGATCGATCGGCATTGGTGCATTAGGTTTCCACGCATACCTGCAGAAAAAGGGTATCGCTTGGGAAAGTGCTGTAGCCAAAGGTGCTAACATGCGTATGTTCCGATTGATCAGGAGTAAACTAGATGAAGCGAATATTCACCTCGGCAAAGAAAGAGGAGAAGCACCCGACGCTAAAGGAACAGGCAAGAGATTTAGTCATGTTATGGCTATCGCTCCTAATGCTTCCTCCTCTATTATTATGGGAAACACTTCTCCTTCTATTGAACCTTTTAGAGCGAATGCCTATCGACAGGACACTCTATCGGGAGCTTTTCTTAACAAGAACAAGTATCTTGATATCCTCATTAAAGGAAAATGTGAAGAAAATAAAAAGTTGGATTATGAAGAAATTTGGTCGTCAATCATAGCCAATGATGGGTCTGTCCAACACCTAAATTTTCTTTCTGAAATTGAAAAAGGTATATATAAGACCTCAATGGAAATTGATCAGCGTTGGGTTATTGAACACGCAGCAGACAGACAAGCGTTTGTCGACCAAGCACAATCACTCAATCTGTTTTTCCGTCCAGATGTGAACATTAAATATCTCCATGCTATTCATTATCTTGCTTGGAAACAAGGACTGAAAACACTTTACTATTGCCGCTCTGAGAAGCTGGGTAAAGCTGATAAGGTGTCCAAACGTATTGAACGCCAAGTGATTAACGAAATTGATATGAGCGCATTAGTAAATGATGAAGAGTGTATCGCTTGTGAGGGCTAGTATTCCACACGATAAACGCATCGCTGTATGTGTATCGGGTGGTTGGGATAGTGCTGTTCTTTGGCATATAGTTTATAATGAGTGTAAGAAGAGAGGACAAAGTTGTCGCCCTTACACAGTCCCAAAAATCGACGGGGCAGTAAATTATGCTAATAAAGTATTGAAGTGGTCTGGTTACGACCAGAATACAAATGTTGTTGGGAGTATAGATGCTGAGAATCCATCCTCCTATGTAACGAGTGGTGTCGTTGAGATCCTGACTAAAGGATATGCCGACATCGTTTACGTTGCGGTGACGAAATATTATGATGGCATGGAAGCTGATCACGAAAGGCAGCATGCCAGTAAATATGGAGCAGAGGATATTTGTCTTCAGCCTTTTCATAATTTAACGAAAGACCAAACGGTTCAATTGGCTTTCGACTTGGGTATCGCCGAAGATATTATGGACATAACACACAGTTGCACAGAGCTCGATGAGGGAAGGTGTGGCTATTGCCCTTGGTGTAAAGAACGCGATTGGGCTTTTAATAAAATAGGAAAACAAGACAAGGGGGCTAACTAATGGTTGTTAGAATTTTATCAAGAGATGATTGCACTTTTTGCCAACAGGCGAAAGAATTTTTAACTGGGTTTGAGATCGAATATGTAGAAGAACATCAACCAACTGGTAGAGTTCCCCAAATTTATGCTGGCGAAAAGCACATCGGCGGTTATATGGAATTATTAGAACTATCACAATCAATGACCGAATGGGAAAAAACTTTCAATGGCTAAAAAACAAAATCTACAAGAAAATCGCGATTATTTTAAACCCTTTAATTATCCATGGGCATACGAAGCATGGCTGAAGCATGAGCAATCACACTGGTTGCATACTGAAGTGCCAATGGCTGAAGATGTTAAGGATTGGAAAAATAAACTCCAAGACCACGAGAAATCATTTCTCACAAACATCTTCCGTTTCTTTACGCAGGGCGACATTGATGTTGCTGGTGGTTATGTTACCAACTACCTGCCGCACTTCCCACAGCCTGAAGTTCGTATGATGCTGGCTGGCTTTGCTGCTCGTGAAGCACTACACGTTGCTGCCTACTCACACCTTATTGAAACGCTGGGTATGCCTGAGTCAACATATAGTGAGTTCCTAGAATACGAAGCCATGAAAGACAAGCATGAATATTTCATGGAAATGTCTAACGCTGAACAGGATAAGAAAACTGTAGCAACCAATATCGCTGCCTTCTCTGCTTTCACTGAAGGTATGCAGTTGTTCTCCTCGTTTATTATGTTGCTGAACTTCCCACGCCACGGTAAGATGAAGGGCATGGGTCAAATTGTTACTTGGTCAATCGTTGACGAAACACAACACGCCGAGTCTATGATTAAACTGTTCCGCACATATGTTGAGGAAAACCTTGAGATCTGGAGTGACGATCTCAAAGGAAAGATCTATACTATTGCTGAGAAAATGGTAGAACTCGAGGATAAGTTTATTGACCTCGCATTCGCTATGGGTGAGATGCAAGACTTAACATCAGATGAAGTTAAGAAGTATATCAGATACATTTGTGACCGTCGACTGATCAGTCTGGGTCTTAAAGGTATTTTCAAAGTTAAAAAGAACCCATTGCCGTGGGTGGAGGAAATGATTAATGCTCCTACACACACCAACTTCTTTGAGAACCGAGCAACTGACTATGCACGTGGTGCATTAGAAGGTGACTGGGGCGATGTATGGGGTTCAGCCGCATAAAGGAAACGATAATGGCTAAACCAAATAACAAACAAAGATGTGAATGTTCATCCTGTGACGCATTGTTCTGGGTTGAACATGATATGGATGAGAACTTTTACCCTGTCTCTAATTGCCCATTTTGTGGCGACGAGTTAGATATCGAGGAAGAACTCAAACTCGATTATGGGGAGGAATACGATGTATGAGTATAACGCAACTGTTACATATTGGGTTTCTGGGGATACATGTGATGTTGACATCGATTTAGGATTCGGTATAGTTTTGCGTGATCAGCGTGTAAAATTGCAGGGTTTGATCACACCAGAAATCAATACAAAAGATGAAACTGAGAAACGTAATGGTCAGATGGCATTGAATTATTGTAAGACAAGAATCAAAGAAGATTCTAAATGCCGCATCAAAACATTCAAAAATGATAAAGTGAAATCTAGCACAATGCAAGCTGAATTGTTTTTCGAATACAAAGCAAACGATAGTGCGAAGGTGAAGGATTGGGTCTCATTGAATGAAACATTAGTGAAAGAGGGGTTTGCTGTTTCCGAATAAATAGTGTATGACTAGAAAACGGAAACCTAAAGAAAAACAGGTTCACCGAGTTTACTGCACATACTTCCCCGATGGCTCTTATTATATTGGCTATTCGGGGAAGCCGCAGAAACTATATGAGAAGTATTATGGCTCATCTAAGTATGTGCTGCAATATGAAGGTGAATTGAAGAAAGAAACTATTGCTGAGTTTGAGAAGAAATCTCATGCTAAGATGCAGGAATTTCTTTTACAGTGGCAGCAACGTAAAGACCCAAAATGCATCAACTCTATGTTAAACATACGACTAAACAAAGAACCACTTGCGGACTTTGAGCCGTTAGAATGGAATCCCAATGATGCATGCTGATAAGATGGTTATAATTAGAACCGATAGATTCAATATTGGAGTAATAGGAAGAAGTGGTTCTACATCTATAATAGAAGATATTTGTGGTCGTATTGTTGATCATGTAAAACTAATGTCTGATATAGAAAATTTCAATAATAAAGAAATTTTAAAAACACAAACAAATAATTTAAAAGATTTTGTTCATAATGTATTAGTTTTACGAGACCCCAAAGAACGAGCAAGATCGGGTATTAGAATGGAATTGCCTGCGAATTTTCATGGTGCACCATTTCTTCATAAAATTGATATCGAGGCTGTAACACACATTATTAAATTTGAAGATTTTAGAAGATACTTTACCATACATTTTGGGAAATCAGGATTGCCCACAGGTGAGTGCCAATGGGATTTAAACGATTACTCCGATGATGATTGGGCAGAAGAGTATAGACTTTATAACATTCTTTTACAAAAACCTATATTAAAACCATTTGAATATAGAATAATGAAGAGACAAATTAAATACATAAACTGTAAAGGCATTCCTGGAAAAAGGTATAAAACATGGGATATGTAGCACTATTATTTTTGTCTGCTCTTGGAGTATCAGCAGTCGCTGGTTACTTCTCGATCGTCGGTCTGATGGCGATTTTCCCAGCAGCTGCAATGTCTATCCTCGCTATGGGAATTGTTCTGGAAATTGCTAAACTGGTTACAGCCTCATGGCTTTACCAAAACTGGAATAGCGCAAATCTGCTGATGAAAGCATACTTTGTTCCAGCAGTGGCTATTCTATCAATCATCACATCTATGGGAATTTTCGGATTCCTATCTAAAGCACATATTGATCAGGGAGTGGAAAGTGGAGACGCAACAGCAAAGATCGAACGATTGGATAAGAATATCGAGTCCAATCAGCGCGAGGTGGAGCGAGCCCAAAGAACGCTTGATTCCTTCGACGAGACGCTTGACCGTTACACTTCATTGGGGTTCGTTACTCGTGGGCTTGATGCGCGCAAAGAACAAAAAGAAGAACGTGAGGCGATGCGTAATATCATCGCAAAAGCAGAAGCGGAAAACGATAAGCTATACGACCAAAGGGCTGAACTATCAGCCGAAGTCCGTGCGTTCGAGGTCGAAGTTGGTCCAATCAAATACATCGCCGATCTCATCTACGAGGATGGGAGAGAAAACTTGGAGGCGGCGGTCAGAGCCGTTATCATCGCGCTCGTATTGGTTTTCGACCCATTGGCGATTTTGCTGGTGGTGGCGGCAAACATGCAGCTCAACACCGCTACAGGTAAGCGTATCGAGTTTTTCTCTCTCGATGAAACCGCTACAGAGACCGCTTCAGAGTTATATGAAAAATGGGAAGAAGCCAAAGCCGAAGAATCGGCTGAACAGTTGCAAGCAGTCGAAAAAGTGATGGAAGAAGATCGAGAGTTGCTCGCCAAACTTGCTGATGGTGAAACTCTCAATCCTTCAGACCGAAAAAAGCTGAAGAACTTAGATTGGTTGATTGATAAAAAAAGATCTTGACATTTTGTGACAACTAGGATACTATGAGGTATTGTTAATTATGGAGTTTAATATGACTGATATTGTAAAAGAATTGCAACAGCGTGTTGTGACAATCACATTTGATAAATTGGATGGCACTGAGCGTGTCATGAATGCCACCCTGCAGGAAGATGTTGTCCCCGAAACCAAAGGCGGTAAGACAAAAGCGTCTGAAAAAAATCTGGTTGTTTTTGATGTAGATAAGCAGGGTTGGCGCACAATTGTTGTCGATCGCATTAAAGCGGTTGCATAATTATTGCTTGACATTTTGGAAACTCTGATATATACTTGGTATATTACTAAAGGAGTCCATTATGGCAAGAGAACCTGAATCGGTCAAGCGTAAGAAGATCCGCAAGAAGCGGAAACCAATGACGCCTGAACAAAAAGCTGTAGCAGTCGAGCGGTTAGCAAAAGCGCGAGCCGCTCGTCAAGCTGCAAATCCTTCCCAACCAAAAAATGTATGTGCTGAAGTGCTCGCTCTTGGTGACGAGCATTATCTCTCACACAACAAGGTTAAAGGGTGGATAAAAGCCAATCAAGAATTATTGAAAGAAGCGCGTGCATCTGTTCGTAAAGGTATGAAGGGTGCAGAGGCTGAAGTTAAAAGCTATGAAGCATATATCCGCAATATGAATAAGTATTTGCGAGACGGTGATTGGGTAGATGAGTTCTATGGTGAACACATGAATCAAAAAATTAAATGGCGTTGCGCTGTCCCTGCATATGATGATGAAGGTAACATCAAACGAGCACATGGCGTGTATTATGATGACCTTGGATATCGTTGGGGTCACGAGCCAGAGGAGGATGAAGTATGATTGTAATTGATTATAACCAGACCTTCATCTCAAACTTCATGGCTGAGACTCGTGGTCGTCCAGGAGTAGAAATCAATGTCGATTTACTTCGGCATATGATTCTCAATCAGTTGCGGACATATCGTAATCGGTTTGGCAATGATTATGGTGAACTTGTTATCGCTTGTGACAATCGTCATTACTGGCGTCGCGAGGTTTATCCTTACTATAAAGCTGCTCGTAAAAAAGCGCGTGATGCGAGTGGGCATGATTGGTCATCTATCTTTGATGCTTTACATCTTATTCGTAACGAACTTGATGAGTTTATGCCATATCCTCTTTTAGATATTGAGGGTGCTGAGGCTGATGATGTGATTGGCACACTGGCTGAATACAGCCAAACTTCAAAGGAAGGTGCGCTGTTCGAAGAAGCAGAGCCATTTTTGATTATTTCTGGAGACCACGACTTCCAGCAATTACAGAAGTATTCTAATGTGAGCCAATATTCGCCAATGAAAAAGCGTATGGTGAAGTTGAAGGAAACACCACAAGAAGTATTGATGGAGCATATCATCACTGGTGATAAAGGTGATGGTGTCCCTAATATTTTAAGTGCTGATGATACATTTGTGACTGAAGGTAAACGCCAGAAACCTATTCGTAAAAACCTGTTAGCTGAATGGAAGAAACAGAAGCCTGAAGAGTTTATCACAGGTGAAATGGCTTCTGGATATGTTCGCAACAAACAACTTGTTGATTTGTCTATGACTCCTCAGGAGATCAAAGATGCAGTTATAGATAGTTATGAAAAGCAAAAAGGTAAGAGCCGCGCCCACTTGCTTAATTATTTTGTGAAATATCGGCTGAAAAATATGATGGAAGTCGCGGAGGATTTCTAATGGATAAATTTGAAACTTATGATAAAGAACGGTGTAAGAACCTTTCTAGTGAACAATATGTCGTGTATGAGTGGGAGGGTAAAACTTTAAAAAAGAAAACCTACACTCGCAAATACATTCCTGACTCCAAAAATGGGTATGTAGATAATTATAGAAGTGAGGTAGTATAATGGCCAGAAAATTTAGGCAAGCAAATGAAGGCTTTGACTGGGTCTTTGAAGTAAATGGCAAGGATGAGCAGATCGCTCGTTTGAAACAATGGGCGTCAACCAATCAAACAGTTGTTCCTCTTGTTCGTATGGGTGTTGGTGCTGAAAAAGTTGAGTGGGGTCTACCAGAAGGTATGCCAGAAACTACCAAACTTGATAAAGATATGCCTGACGGTATGGGCGACACAACTATTCAGATGGAGTGGCGTCGTATCAAAACTTTCATGAACCCACAAGGTAATCTTCGCAACCTTCCTGCATGGAAGCAAGAAATGAACTGGATGCAGATCTTAGAGGGATTACATCACAAGGAAGCAGCAGTTCTGACTGCTGTTAAAGACGGCACTTTGCTGAAGTTGTATCCGAAACTCGAGAAACTTTTGAAGGATATCGGTATCACAGAATACAACAAGCCAGTAAAGAAAACACGAAAGAAAAAAGCTGCTGAATAATGGATGGTAATCCACTACAATTCCAACTAGAGTATGCAGGCAAACATACTGACCAATTTGTCTGGGATAATAATACTGAAGTTGAATTGTCATACTGTTTCAACAAACAAGGGTTTCGTTCTAATATAGAGTTTATTGATGTCACGCACCCCTGTGTTGTTTATCTTGGAGATAGCACTACATTCGGGATGGGTGTTGAATATGAACAAACATGGGCATTTCAACATCACAAGGCTCACCATCCAGAATTAGAATATATTAATCTTGGTGCAGCAGGTGGATCGATTGAGACAACACATCGTCTATTGACATATTGGTCTGATCACCTAGATATTAAACACGCTTATATATTGCACCCTAATATTAATCGACAAGAATTTATATCATCGAATGAAATAGAATCAATAGGATTCTGGAATACAAAAATGGCTATGGATATGGGTGGATTTTGGCAAAATACCGAGCAAAATAGATTCAAACAAAAATTATTTTTAGACCTTGTTTCACAAGAGAGACATCAATATTGGTTGCAGAAGCGTTGTGAACACGCTCTGGGTTATCTTAAAACCATCATTGATTTAAAATGTTCATTCCCTATTCCAACAGATTTCAATAAAGGATCTAGAGATGGTTTTCATGCTGGACCAAATGAACACAGAGAGATTTTAAATTGGTTCGAAGATGAATCTAACATTATGGTGTAGGTTTGTAGGGGTCGAAAAATCTTCCCCATTGCCATCCTTCTGGTAAATCTACATCTTCATTGATCAGGTGATTCTTACCATTTGGTTCGACACACCATTTACGTTTGGGTCTTTCATACGCTTTTTGACGGATCTTCGCGATAGTTTCTGGTTTGTGTTTACGACCATACATAGGGTTGAATTCACCCCGACGAGTTCCTGTCATGGTCTTACTGATGTTCTTTCTGTGTTCATCAGTAAGACCATCACTATTTGGATTTCCTTTACCAAGTTTAGCTTCTCGGATACGCTCGCGACCTTCTGGTGTGTGCCAACCTGTTCTATCCCTACATCTATCCACGATAGGCAAGTCAGCCTTGTTTTGTGTGATGACATATTCTCTAACAGACTCTACTGTTGAGAACTTAATCAGCATTTCTCTCGGTTTGGGAACTTCCTGGAGAGACTTTTCGTCTACAATCCAGTATTCATTACGAGTTTTAAAGGCGAAAAACCTTGATGCGCGAGCCATTATTATCACTTTTTACATATTTCTTGTATTTATATTGAAAAAAAACGCTTGACATTCCTGACAATTTATGCTATTATAAAGTATAACTTGAGAAAGGAACTTGTTATGAAAATGTTTTATGCTGATATTACTATCGAGTTTAAAAATGGCTCAAAAGGTGCTAAGATTATCCAAGCCCATTCTATGGAGCAAGTGATGAACGATGCTGCCTATTATGTGCGCCAACGTGTTCTTGAGGGTCGTGAGATCCTAGAAGTTCATGGTAATGATTTGTATATGGTTAAAAGCCACAAAGTAAAAGGATATGAAGGTCGTGCCTGATTTTTATGAAGATTTAGAAGCTGTCGTCAATGAAGCGGTTTGTGTGAATTACAATACAAAATTTGACGATGTGGCTAAAGCTGTTATTGAGCGGTTCGGCGACAGTGACATTATTGGTCAGATAATGACAATGGCAGAAGAAATGTTTTATGAGATCCAGAGCGATCTTTATGAATTTTGGGATGACTAGGGGTTGACTTTTCTGTCAAAATGGGGTATGATGATAATATGATGAGAGGAAAAAATATGAAAAACAAAATTATTTTGACAGATATTGACGGTGTAGTTCTTGATTGGGAAGAAAGTTTCGCAATCTGGATGGATTACAATGGACATCAACTCGTTGATGATTATCAATACAAATATGATGTAGCCAAACGGTATGGCATGGATAAAGAAACCAGCAATAAACTGGTTCGCCAGTTCAATGCCTCTGCTGCTATTGGATTTCTTCCGCCGCTTCGGGACGCGCAGTATTATATCAAGCTGCTACATGAGAAGCACAAATATAAATTTATCGCTGTGACAAGTTTGTCTTTAGACCCTTATGCGCAAAAGTTGCGGGAACGGAACTTGGCTAAACTGTTCGGTGATAATACATTCCAAGAAGTTATCTGCCTTGACACTGGTGCTGATAAAGACGATATCCTTATCGACTTGAGTTATGAGTATGAAGGTTGTTACTGGATTGAAGACAAAATTGTGAATGCTCAATTGGGTAGTGATATTGGTTATGACTCTATCTTAATGGAGCATGGGCATAGCCTCAAAGCCAATGGTAATTTTAAAGTAGTTAAAAGCTGGGAGATGATTTATGATGAAATCTTGGGAAGTAGAGTTTGCTGACTTTTGTAAAACTATGTGGTTTCGAAACTGTGTAGAGCGTAGTGATTGGAAAGAAGATCCTCTAGATTATGATAAATATGTTCAGAACAATCTAGAGTTTCTAAAACAAAAACATGTCGAGTATCGGCTAGAAAAATTTCGGAGAGAATAATGGATCCAATAACTCATACAATTATCGCTATGGTTTCTTTAATTATTGCATACGCCATAGGTTGGTTTATGGGTGAAAAGCGTGGTGCTATTATGGGCGTCGCTATTATCATGGATTGGGTTGAAAAGAAGGTTGGTCGAGCACAAGTAAACAGATGGATGCGAGAATATGAAGAAGAACATAAGTAGTTTGTTGCTCGTAACCTTTCTGGTTTCGTGCGCTCCAAGTAAGGAAGATGTCCCATCCGTGAAAACTGAACCAACAGAAACTGTGGAACAAACAGAATTGCCTGAAGTCAACACTGCTCGAGAAAGAGCGAAGAAGCTGTTACGAGTAATATTCGGTGGAGTAAATAAATGAGTGTGATTCCTTCAACTAAATTAGAACGCTATGAGATGTGGGCTGAGATGATTCGCTCTGATCAGATGACACACGATCAAGTTCACCAGTTCTTGAGAAAACATAGTGATTTCGCAAATTGGTATTTGACTGAAAAAATAGGAGACGAATATGTTAGTGCGATTGATTGAGCAACCGCCACAGAAACTGTATAAGAGTTTCAATGAGTGGACGCGAGTGCATAACGACTGGAAAACAAAAGGTTTCTGGGCACGTATGTGGTCACACCTGACTTACAGGAAATAGAATGAATCCTAAGTGGTTATATATGGATGGAAAAGAACACACCAGCCGTATTGATAGATTTCATAACACAGATCGAGAAGATATTTTCCAGAAAAATCTGATCAATAATAGGGATTTGTTAGAGGAAAATGGTTGGCTTCCGCTTCCCCCAGATGAGAGGTGTGTGGGTGACAGATTTCTCTATAATCCTGAAAATCCAGGATTGAATGATTGGATAGAATTGTCATATCAGATAAACTCTCATGGGTTTCGTGGTATTGAGATGCCTACAGAAAAAAAACCTCGTAGTGTGATTGCGATTGGTTGTTCTACTACATTTGGCGTCGGTATGCCAGTTGGTCAAATATGGCCAACACTCGTTGGTAATACATTAAGACAGAGATGTTATAATCTTGGTATCTGTGCAGGTTCTCATGACTCTGCCTTTCGTGTCTTGCTCTCATGGTTGCCAAAAATTAGACCTTCTCATGTATTTTTTTTAGAACCTCCAGGAGTTAGATATGAAACTCAAACTAACAGTATGGGATTTTGTTTGTCATCTATCCACGCTCCAAATCCAGTTGCTATGAGGTTTGAGACTGAAGGTGAATGGATAATATCGAGAGAAAAAACAATGCGAGCGATTAAGTCGCTTTGTGATCAGTTTGAAACTCCATTTTACCATACGCATCAAGACAATGATGATGAATTTTTTACAGTATTTGACAACCACGATCTTGCTAGGGATCTGATGCATGCTGGTCGAAAGCGTCATATTTTTTGGGCTATGAAATTCTTAAAAATGGCTGGGCATGAGTGGGAATTTAAAACTTGAGTGATGCGCTTTTATTTGGCGGCACGTTTGAATTTAATACTGGTGTCCCATCTGTCCGTAGAAGTGCAGGGACACACCGCATTGCCACATTCATGAGAAAATATGGCTATGATGTAGAAGTCTTTGATTTCTTGATGTCATGGTCATTGGATGAATTGAAATCATTAGTTAAAAGTCGTGTGAACGACGATACCGAAGTGATAGGATTCGGCGGCACATTCAATATCAACTTCCCCATAGTATGTGAGTTTGTAGATTGGATCAAAGAGAACTATCCTAATATCAAGACTGTGGCTGGCAGTCAATCATTCCAAACAATACATCAATTGAATGTAGATTACCACGTTGTAGGGTTCGCTGAAAAAGCGATGATAGAGATATTACGGGGAAATGTTAAATATGTGGACAGACCGTGGAATGAAGAGGGTGATTATCGTCGTGTAATTGAAGCACTACATGAATATCCATCCTTTCCAATGGACGAACTTTCGATCGAATATGAGGACAGAGACTTCCTAGATCCTAATGAATCTCTGACGATGGAGTGTGCGAGGGGTTGCATCTTCAAATGTAAGTTCTGCACATTCCCAATCTTGGGTGTTCGAGACGACCACACTAGGTCAGCTGTCGACTTCGAGAAAAACTTAAAAACTAATTTCGATCTCTGGGGAATTACAAAATACTCGATCGCTGATGAGACATTCAATGATTACACTGAGAAGGTAATTAAGTATGCCGATGTGGTCGAGAAGTTAGACTTCGAACCGCATTTTCATGGCTATATCAGAGCAGACCTTCTCGCAGCGAGACCAGACGACATTGAGCATTTAGCCCGTATGCGTTATAATGGTCACTTCTATGGAATTGAGTCTTTCAACCATGCATCAGCGAAGTCTATCGGTAAAGGAATGGATCCAGATAAGCTGAAAGAGACTATCCTGTATACAAAAGAGTATATGAAAAAGCATACGGGGTTTTATAAGGGTCTGATCAGTCTCATTATTGGGTTGCCGCACGAAACTGAGGAGACGATAGACAGCACATGGGGATGGATTAAAAACAATTGGCAGGGAGAGTCGTTGACGATTAATCCACTGTTGATACCTCGAGAGGGAACTACGATTAACACTTCAGTCTTCTCTCGCGACTATAAGAATTATGGATACACAGAAAATACATGGGATAATATCTACATTGATAAAGATGATAGGATTGAATCTCTGTATAAAGATGATAATATCTCGACGGAGATCAAGAATTATATTAGGATGTTATCAACAGGTGTCGCTAACGATTATTTCTCCATACCATGGGAGAATGATTCATACAATGCATGGGAGGCAATCGTTAAGGCTTCTCATATGTATGCTGACAATCACTGGCAGTTTGGTCCAAACCCCTATAAATTCTATGAGTGGTTCGTCGCTGGATATTCACTTAATGATATGATGCAGTCATTTAAAGAGATAGGTTCTTTCTCACCTTCCCTTGACATTTTGGAAAAATTCATATATGATTATAAAATAAAGAAACTGGAGTTATGATGAACAAGTGGGATAAAGCACATATGAAGGCAGCTGAAGTGTATGCTCAGCTATCGTCAGCGAAACGACTACAGGTGGGGGCAGTTATTGTAAAAGATAACCGCATCATCTCTATCGGATATAATGGTATGCCATCTGGGTGGACGAATGATTGTGAAATTACAGACGAGTTTGGTAATATGCCTGTAACTAAACCAGAAGTGTTACATGCTGAAACAAATGCCATCGCAAAGGTGGCTCGGTCTGGTGAAAGTTGTGAAGGTGCTACTCTCTACACCACACACTCACCTTGCCTTGATTGCGCGAAACTAATCTATCAAGCTGGCATCACTCGCGTGGTTTGGAAAAACCAATATAAAACTGATGTAGGAAACGTGTTTCTTGTGACTGCTGGTGTTGATGTGGGACATATAGAATGAAGATTACAATATTTGGTTATGGCTTTGTCGGCAAGGCACATGAGATGATGCTGAAAGAAAAGCATGATGTCACTGTAGTAGATCCAGCATTCAACAATAACACTATCGGCAAACCTAAAGCCGTAATTGTCGCGGTTTCTACGCCACAATCTATTGATGGCTCATGTAACATGAATAATGTATTCAGTGTGTTGCGAGAGTGTCCGAAAGATATCCCGATCCTGATCAAAAGCACGATCTCATTAGAGGGTTGGCGACAGATAAAGGAGAGATTCCCAAAACTTAATATTACATTCAGCCCTGAGTTTCTCCGAGAAGCAACTGCATTTGAGGATTTCGCCAACGCTGAAGCATTCTATTTCGGTGGTGGCGATGATGTTTTCTGGGCTTCTATCTTCTGGCAAGAGGGTCGTAAGATGTATAGTCGAGATCCCGAAGAACTAATCACAATGAAATATGCTGTGAATAGTTTTCTAGCAACAAAAGTTATTTTCTTCAATCAATTGTTTGACTTTTGTGAAGCAACTGGTGTAGAATATAAAAATGTTAAGAAATTAGTGGCTAGAGATCCACGCATTGGTGACAGCCATATGGTCGTTACAGATGAGCGTGGGTTCGGTGGTCACTGCTTCCCGAAAGATACATCAGCCTTGCTTGAAACATCTAAAAGATATAATTGTAATTTATCTCTCCTCCAAGAGGCAGTAAACTATAATAAGGTGATTCGTGATGATTGAGTATCGCACTTGGGAAAAGGTAGTGGCTCGTGCACTCGACTACTATATCGGCAGGACAGACGAGGATGAACCAAAAGTTCCTGTCTTAACTATGCAACAAGCGAAGAAAGGTTTGTATCTTCGTATGTTGTTACAATTTGTAAACTGGATAACCTGCTTCTTTATTATTGCAGGCGTTATCCGCCATTGGTAATTGGGATGATTTATTATGGTAAAAGAACTAACTATTGAAAAGCATGATTGTGAGAAACTCTTGGGGCAGTGGCTTGATGATTCCACTTATGACCAAGTAATCACATCAGACACAGACCTGTATGCTCGGCGACTAATTGGTGAGAACAGTGAACATAATGTAATCTTCAAGTTTCGTAAGGGAGTTTTCTCCAAAGAGGAACAAGAGGGTGCATTCGAAGGTCTGGCTCCAGCTGCTATTGAGACACAAAATCGTGGTCTCGCTGCTGGTCCACGACAGGGTCAGAATGGTAAACGCGACTGGGTTACTCCTTTACAGGAGGATATTCTGGACGCTATCTTTACTGCTCCTGACTCGACTCTTGATGAAAATTTCGATGCTATTGAGAACGCCATCGCTCGCCACAAGCCTGATGACGCTGGGCGTGGTCGTGTCTGGCTTCGAGATCGAATCAAGAAAACTGGTGTAGAATATTCTAAGTTCTTTGACCATTGGTTAGATACTGTGCGTCCGATGTCTGCTGTCGAGCGTAAAGCTGAAGCCAAAGAAATGGTTAAGACATATATCTCTGACACCTCATATGCAAACACAGTGAACTCTGGTATCGCTGGCTGGTTCGATCGTTATCCTCGCATCCCATACGGTCGTGCGACAGCTTATACCGAGAAGAATCCTGAATTGTTTGCTAAATCGTATCCGTATCTGCAGACACTGGCTCGTAAGTTCGAGGAATTGCTCCCTGAACGCTATGCCAAACAGAAAGCATTTACTGATGCGATTGATCCGAAGTATGTTGTTCCTGGAACACCATACACCACACTGACTGTCAACCGAACATTCCGCACAGCTGCACATAGAGACGCTGGTGATTACACTGAAGGTTTCTCTAATATCAGCTGCATCTCTCCAGATGGCAAAAAGGGTTGGGATGGTTGTCTGTTTGTGTTACCTGAGTTCCGTATTGCTGTTGAGTTGCATCCTGGAGATTTGCTCCTCGTGAATAACCATGAAGGCATCCATGGCAATACGGAAATCATTGGTGACGATCCTATTCGTATTTCGATCGTTGCCTATGCTCGTGAGAAAATGGCTCTGCTTGGGTCATATGATTATGAGTCACATCGTAAAGGGTTTGTCGATCATCGGCGACTCAACGAAGAACATCCCGAGTGGCGTCCTCTCTGGAATGGTGTATCACCAAATATGTGGGACACCACAGAATGGTATGATTACCTGAGAGAACACGGTGGACAGGAAATGCTTGATACTTATCATCCCAAAGCATCAGCAGGTGTCGCCTCACTCGAGGATCTGTTCTAATGTGCGCAGTAATTGGTGCACTACTAAAATCTCCTACATCTGAACAACTCGATTTAGTGAGAAATGTCTTCCTTGAATCTCGTATTCGAGGTATGCATGCGACTGGTTTATCGTATGCCAAAAATGGTAAGGTTGTCACTCTCAAAGAACCTGTTCCTGCTCCTGATTTCTCTCCTCTCTCAAATTTGGAGCAGATGGTGAATGAGGATGGCAACCTTTACCTAATTGGACACTGTCGTTATTCGACCAGTGACCTGAGATACAATCAACCAATTCAAATAAACGATAAAGTCTCTGTCGTCCACAATGGTGTTATCTCACAGGAACTTCCCGAAAATTGGGAAAAGCTGTATGGTTATACGACCGAGACACATAATGATACTGAACTGATCAACCACACTCTTGATGCTGGTCTGAATCCTCTCAATGAATGGACAGACTCCTCAATGGCTGTCATCGAGTTACACTCTGACGGTTTCATGACTTGGTATCGAAATGGCAAGCGACCTTTATATAAGACAACGCTTGAAAATGGTTATATTATTACATCAACAAAGGACATTGCAAAACGTGCTGGAATCACTACTGAATCTGAGCGAGTCGAATGTGCAGGACGGGATCTCCAACCTGTCATTTGACGAATGGTCTGTGTTTTGTGAAGAACATAAAGCCACAGACAAATTCTTCTCTAAAATGAAGCGTGGAATCATTGACGACAAATGTCATGACTGTATCCGCGCATTTTACGAGGATGGTAAGATCTTGGGTGTTATTGCTACCAAGATGATGAAGAACTATGCTAATCTGAAGTGGATCGTCACTATCCCAGACGCGAGGGGCAAAGGTGTGTTTCGCGCTCTGTGTGAGGACGCTGTTCATCGTGCGTATATGGCGAATCTAAAACACTTCCGAGTATCAATCAATGCTCCTGCTCTGACTGCTTACCAGAAGGTGGGTTTTAAGACTTGGGGCATTCAAGCATCCGACACCTATCTGTCTATTGGACGCCTCGCTGGACCAAGTGTAAACGATCTCATCTGGGAATGGGATGATTATACAGAGAAAGAAGTCACTAAGAAAGGTATGGGTGGTTGCGTGAAAGACTATTGGAAAGAGCCACGTGGATTATAGAGAACGCCAGAATCGTCGTGAAGCATTCAAGCGGTGGTATGCATGGTCGCTGAACTACGGTGACTGTGACCCTGCCATCTGGATGGCTAATTACATCAACGAACGCTATGAGCATAATGATGAGCAACGCCTCTGGTTCTCGTGGCTGTATGGCAATACATACTATCTCCCGACTTCGTGGGTGCTGATGAATGAGTTTCCTGATTTCGAGTTGGCTACATTCGATCGCATGGATGCTTGGAACACGGAGAACTATAAACGCCTTCGCTATCAGACTGACACCAAGTGGAGCAAGGGACATCTGGCAGACATGTATGCCTCGTATGAGAAGTTCGTGGGCAAGGGAACGCAGCGTGAGAAGCTGGAGTCGTATTTCGGAGACAACGAGGAACAGAACTTCGATAATCTCTGGGTGGCTCTGAAGGATGGTCTGTATAAGTTTGGTCGCTACTCGACTTGGTTTTATATGCAACAGCTGAAGCATACAGCAGATATCCCCATGGAGTCAACCAGTCTGATGCTGAATGATTATTCTGGCTCACGCTCTCATCGCAATGGCTGGCTCTATGCTCTCGGCGAAGAGGATAAAGTGAATACAAGGCTGACTGCAGACGAGTATCAGAGACTGGAGGACAACGCTCGGTATCTGTTACAAGAGATGCGTATCGAATATCCACACCTCGCTGATCAGTTGGACTATTTCTCTATGGAGACGTGTCTCTGCTCCTTCAAGAAGCTGTTTCGAACGCATCATGGTCGATATCTGGGTTACTATCTAGATCGCCAAGCTGAAGAGATTATGAAAGTCGAGCAGGATGGGTGGTCTGGTATCGAATGGGAAGTGTTATGGCAAGCCAGAGCAGAAACTTTAGACTTGACATTAGCGACAAAAACAGGTATAAACAAGAGTAAGTTTGATTCATTTCTAAAGACGGGACAGTTGGATCGTCTGGAGATGATGTATAGTGATGAACAAAATGTAGAGGGAGTTTTACCGCTATGAGTAGTAATATGGTTAAATTAATTTTTGGTGAGAAACACTATTGGTGTCGAGTGTGGAAAGATTTTTTACCCGAAAACCAGTTCTATACGGAAAGAGGTTGGGCTAATAGCCCAGATTCCCCAAAGAGAAATGTCTGTATTAAGGCTTATAACACCCCAGTCTGGTGTGAGGAACAAGGCAAGATGATCACAGCATGTGGTGTAGAAAAATTTGATGACCAAGTTCGTCTTCATCATGGGTTGATTACAGAAATGCCTAAAAAACCATCATTGGTCGGATTGTTTAAATGAGCACAGTGATTGCGATCGTCGGTGTTCCTGGAACTGGGAAGTCGACATTAATGAAACAGTTTCTTGAAAACTGGATGTGGGAAGAACACAAGCCAGTTGACCTGCTGGATGGGTATCTGGCTCGAGACGAGGGTATTTTTGTCATGGGTAAGTATGAGGAGGGTGAGGTGTTCTCTGGAACCGATCGCCTCTCGATGGCTGTCCAACCGAAGGCAATCGAGTATCTCGAGGGAGATCCTGCTGACACGGTGGTATTCGAGGGCGATCGCCTGACCACAGTCTCATTCTTCCAAGCAGTGAAAGCAGCTGGTCATAAGCTGGTGATTGTCGAGTTGACTGTCCCAGACGACCTTCGAGAGCAGCGGTATGTCGATCGTGGCTCTGATCAGTCTGAACAATTCATCCAGTCTCGCTTTACGAAGCTGAAGAACATTAAGAATGAGTTTGGACCAAATCTGTTTGATGATGGAGAGATTACGACATTCGAACATAAAAATGCAGAAGATACAAAAAAGGTGTTGACATTTATCTCCAATGTGCTAGAATAAGAGTATGTTAGAGAGAGGTAATGTTATGACACCTGAACAAAAGTTTCGTAAATTGTATGAGGAAATGTTCGACCTGTGTGAGGAACATGGGTGGGGCGATCCTTTTTCGTATGCCCGCAGCAAAGAGATCCACATGGCTGGTCTGTTAGGACATACAGTATCTGATACGCTTTCTGGAGCAGACGGTTATGACGAGGATGGTGGCTGTGAATACAAGTCGACCATCGGTAACTCGATTGCGGCACATTATGGTGCTATCTCCTGCCAACCGACATGGGACGAGCAGGTGCGTTATTTGCGTGAAGATAAGATCGCAAAATATAAGAACCACTATTATGCCCGATACGAGGGTGGCAAGGTGGTCGAACTCTGGAAGTTAGATGGTAACGATGTTCTCGAGATTATACTTCCAAAAGTGCGTCGTGCTTTCCAACGGAAACAGGATGGCAAACAGAATAAAGATCCGCGCTTCAGTGCGTCGGTCTGTAAATCTGAAATCTATGCATATGGAGAGAGGCTGATATAATGCAACGTATGGGTAAAACACACCGCGCTTCGGGTGCTGATAGCGGAAGCGATATGAATACAATGTTGTTCTTCAAGGCATGTAAGCAAGTGCTGGAGGACTATGGTCACGAGGATGCTGCTTTCTATTTCGAGCAGATCGAGACACACCTCCGAGATGGTGGATCGCTGGATCAAAATAAAGCAGGAAATATCTTAGGTGTTTGAGGGATATCCAGAAAGTTTCGCCAATCAAATGAAATGGCGATTAGAAACTCTCCTGAAAGCCATTCAGGATGAGATCCCACATTATAAAGATATGGGTCAAATGATGCGCGCATTATCAGATGCAGCTACCGTCGGATATTTTGCAGATAGTGCACGAGTCAAAAAATATAATACATTAATGAGTGAAGCAGCATTAGAACTGAAGTCAAGAGTTTCATATGAACAATGGCATAAGCTGACGACGAATGAACACCCCTTCCCAATTAAACAGATATGGTTGAAGTGGGAGGGGGAACGCGACACTTTGACGATTGAAACAATGTGGAATGACATAAAAGATAATCCAATGGTGACTATTCTGAAATCAGAAGATGCCACTTTGCGGGAACAGAGGGATGTAGATTTCACTTGTCCTGCTGAAAGATATCGTATTGCAGGTATAAAAAAAGTTGAAACAAACCCAAAAAATACCTTGACATTTGATTAGAATTGCTGC